GCGCACGACCCAGCCCAGGGACACGGGTTCGGTCGAGAGCAGCAGGCGGGCCGTCATGGCTAGGCCGCCAAGGACTGACGCGACGACGCCGTCCTTCAGCTCTTTCGGCAGGGACTCCGGGTCGATAGGAGGGGGAGGAGGGCTCACGAGATGCGGGGAGGCTTGGAGTTGGGGGCCAGCAGGACGCGGCGGTAGTCCTCGGCCCAGAGCATCTTGGCGAGGGCTTTGCCGGCCTTGTCCACTTCTCCTTCAGCGAGGCCGGGGAATAGCAGATGGACCTGCTCGTGGCACAAGACCTCGAGCTGACGCTTCGCACCTAGGCGGGGGTCAATCTCGATGAGGTCTTCTCCGATGGTCGCCTGACCCCAAGCACGCTCGCGGCCTAACTTGCGCCAGACGACCTTGACTGGCTTAGGCTTGCGGCGGGACATCGTCGGAAGGTTTGTTGACGGAGTCGCGCACCTTGTCGGCGAGCCACCAGAGCCCGAGGCCGGAACAGACCAGGAGCGTGCCGGCGGCGATGTACTCGAAATACGGCGAGTCGATGATGAAGGGAACCGATCCGCAGAAGGCTCCGCAGAGAAGCAGGGGCAGGCCGATACGCGGGCCCATGAAGGCGGTGGTCAACGCACCGACGACGGCGAGGCCGGCACCGACTAGCGTCCATGTCTGGGCGGAGGCGTCCTTCTTCACGCGCTCGACCTCCTTAATCAGTTCGACGATGCGTGCGTCCTTCAGCTGCGAGACGCGCAGGGCTTCGGCCTGTTGGGTTTCTAGTTTCTCCCATGCCTTGGTCACGGCGGTGGCGAGTTGACGACCGAAGGCCATCTGGCGGGCGTAGTCGATGTCCCCTTGGGGCGTGCCAGCCTTAGAGGCCCGGGCTTCGGCGAAGGCAATATCCGCCAGCGGGGGAGCAGGCAAATACGATTGGGCTAGGCGAGACTCAGCGACGACGACCTTGGGCTTGTCGGCGTTGCGCTCGATTGCCACGAGGGCCGAGGCTACGCGGTGATCCGTCTTGTCGAGGTCTTTGCCGAGCGTGGCGACGACGTCAGGCTTAGTCGGGCCGGGAGGCTGGACGGGCAGGGGCTCCGCGTCTCCCTTGCGGAACAGACTGCACCCGGTCAGGGCCAGGACGGCGATGACCAGGAGCAGGCGCATGGATTATTCGCGACCCTTGAGGGCGTCGAGAGCCTGACGGCCTTTGGCTTCGAGCGTGTCGGCCTTGGCCTTGTGCTTGCGCATGACGAGGGCTCCGGCGACGAAGCCGACGAGGAGGGCGAGGATGTGGGTAATCATGGGAGTCGAGGGGCGGAAGGGTCGAAGATTTCAACGCGGACGAGAGGGCCGAGGTCGGCGGGGGTCTGCGGGGTGTCGAAGGTGACGGTGACCGAAGCCGAGTCGCAATCCATGTCTTCGCCGTTCATCTGGGGGAAGACGGCCTTAGCGAGTTCAGCGCCGTTGGCGATGTAAGCGCCAATGATTGTGATGCGGTAGGATGTGCTCATAGATTATTCGGTGTAGAACCAGCCGCCGTTGCAGTTCATAACCTGACGCACGCCAGGGGTGGCGACGGCCTCGACCTGTTCACGGTAGCAACCCTGACCCGATGCGGTTGCCGTGGTCGGGCCTGCGGTAGTCGTGGCGGCCTGCGTTCCGTTGATGTAGAGGGTGACGTTGCCGGTTCCGTCAGAGTAGATTTGCCAATGGATGCCGCCGCCATCTGGGACGGTAACAGAAGAGGCAACGTCAGTCAGGGTTGTTCCGTTGTGAACCGTTAGGGATACCGTGGAAGCAGCGCCACCGACTTTCTTAAGACCAATGCCCTTTAGGGTCATGTTCCCAGTCGTTTGAGTCGAGTATCCACCGAGACTGATTCGGCACATCGTGTTAGCGTCGCCGAGGTAACTGGTGGCACCACCGTGTCCCATCATAGCGTAGCCGCCAATCCAGACCTTCTTTGAGAAGTCGACTTGGTCGGCTTTGGCGGTGCTTGTTCCGAATCCACCGTTTGCTGTGCCGATAACTCCGAAAAGGTAAGCGCTACGGCCGACGGCAAGTGTGGAGAGATAAACCTGACGGGAAAAACCTTGAGGGTTGCTTGTACTCAAAGCGCCCGAGCCGCTAACTGATGACTGGTTAAAAAACGCCAGAGTTTGCAATCGTGGGTTAGTCAGCAGGAAACCCTGATTGCCTGCAGCCAGCGCCGTGGTGGTAGAGGTAGCCGCAACGACCTGAGCCGTCGTCGCAAACGCCGGAACCGCCGCCGTGACGAACGCCGTAGTCGCCAGCGCCGTGGTGTTGTTGCCCGGAGACTGCGTCGTGGCGATCGTGCCAGTCGGCAAGGTGGGTGTTCCAGTGAAGGTCGGGGAGGCTAAGTTCGACTTCAGGTCCAGCGCCGACTGCAAGTCAGTCTGGGTCGAGAGCGTGCCGGTGATGGCTCCCCAGGCTACCGAGGTCGCAGGGGTGACGCCGCCCACATTGACCACCCAAGAGGCGTATGTACCCGACCCGGTGTGGTGGTTGACGTCCACGGTCAGGACGCCAGTGCCAGAGTTGTACGTCAGTACCTCTCCGTGCATATGGTTGGAGGCGTCGTAAGAAATCGTGATGTTCTGGGTCGGCGTGTACGAGAGGCCCGTGCCGATCGTGAAGGTCTTGTTGCCGTTGCTGACAGTGTTGCTCGTCGTCGAGGTCGTCAGGTAACGGTCGCCTGGGATGAGGGTCTGCCAGGAGGAGTCGTAGTTCGTGCCAGAGTTCTTGGTGAGGACTTGGCCCGTGCTTCCGGCAACAGGCTGGCCTGCCGCAATCACTGCGTAGGTTGAGGCCGCAGCTGAGGTCGTCAGGTACGAGGACATTCCCGCCAGAGTCTGGTAGGTGCTGGCCGCGGTGGCTGAGGTAAGGTAGGGCGTCAGCGCTGCGCTGGTGATGTAGCCCTGAACCTTGACGAATGCGGTCGTGGCAATCGATGTGTCGTTGTCGCCAGAGGCCGGTGTCGGCGCCCTTGGGTCTCCCGTAAAGACAGGCGAGGCTTTCGGCGCAAAGCTCGTAGTTACCCACGACTCCGTGGCGATGTTCTGCGTCTCGCTTTCCAAGAATACCCTGAACTTAGAAGGTGTCAGACCCTCGTCGTCGTAAACCCACAGATCGCCGTCCACCTTTTGGGTGGGTTCAGTTTGGGTGGGGACGATATTGAACCCTGGTATAACTACGACTTCGTCTCCGGTAATGCTAGGGACGCTGACGCGGCCCGTAAAGTCAGCCCCCGAAAGCAAGGCGTAGTTGCCGAGGTTTAGCGTCACCCAGTCGGTGGCGTAGTCGACCCCAGTGGTGGTCTTCTGGAGGTACTGGCCAGCCGTGCCGCCAGCAGGAACGCCCTGACCAGCAGGGCCCGCAGGCCCAGGGACGCCGACGCTACCCGTCAGGGTGCCGGGGATGATGCCCGAGACCGTGCCCGTGATGGTCGACTGGTCAGCGGAAAATACCCCCGAGATGGTCCCGAAGGTCGAAGCCGTCGAGGTGATCGTCGCGTCAGGCATGGCTTAGACGGTGACGCTGTCGATGACGTTGACGCGGAAGATTTCGGTGCGCGAGATGGTCGAGCCCGGGAAGACGAACTTGATGTCCCACTTGCCGAGGCCGATGGCCCAGTCAGCGGTCGAGCCCGGGTAGGTCACCGTGAAGGACAGGCCGTCGCCGGCCTTGGTCACCGTCATCGCGTAGACGTTGCCTTGGCGGTCTTCGAGGGACGAGCTAAGGGTCGTGGTCAGCAGATTGGCCGGGCCCGTCGCCCCTGGCGTCCAGGTAAAGGTGCAGGCGAAGGTGTTACCCTGCGAGACGGTTACTTGATTAGTGCAGCTCATCGGGTCTTAACCTTGCCCCGATTGGAAGGGGGGGGTGCTTACGAGATGTTCTCGAACCATTCGAAGTCCGTGACCGGGCTCGTGCCATCTAATCCTGCGGCCTGGCCTGTATCGAAGGCATCGATGATCAGGATGAAGGCGCTGGTGCTGGTCTGCACGGTATTGCCCACCATGTCCTCGGGGTATGGGTCGACAAAGCCGTCGGCAATGAAGTAGTCCTCGATGGGCGCGGTATTCTCAGAGAAGTCAATCTCAGGACCGCCCTGGGCCACGTTGCCGCGGATAAAGCCGTTCCCCTCGATGGTCTTCATGAAAAAAGCCCCGGCAGGATACTCCGTGTTATTATCCCCCAAGACAGGGGTGACAGGGGTGGCGTCAGTGTTGGTCACCACTCGGCGCGTGGATACCCATGTCCGGGTCTCGCTGTCTACTCCGATGATGTAGCCCATCAGATGCGGGCGTAGTAGTACTTGGCCGTGGTCGTACCTAGCTTGATGCGGTCAGCCCACAGGGAGCCGGTGACGTTCTGAGTGACCGTGAAGGTCGTCGGGGCCGTGATGCTGTCTACGGCAATCGTGCCGACGACAAGATAGCCCCATGTGTTGTCGTCGGGGGTGACGGGGAAGGTATTTCCTCCGATGATGACCGGGTACTGGTTGCTACTGAAGATGCTGTCGGGGTAATTGTAAGGGCTCGTTGTCTTGGCCCCTGCCCGGAGGGTGATATACGAAGTCTTGGTCGTCGCGTCATAGTTGCTGGACGCAAGCTGCGCAGTCGGCGGATTTGCCACCCCAGAGGTGACACGGTTAAGCAGCACTTCCGTGCCAGAAACGTAGTCATCAATCTTGGGGACAAGGTTGTTGAGCGTGCCCGATTGCACTTGATAGCGAACGACCTGAGAACCGCCGGAAGTGGCGATCTGGACGTTCACAATCTTAAACGGATGGTACAAGTCTTCGGCGTTTGCGTAGTTGGCCCAAGGCGCCCAAGGCTGGATGATGGTCAGGTTGGACCCTTGGCTTGAGTCGCTGAACGTATAACCGACTCCTGGCTGGATGCCCATTGTCTTTAAGCGTTGCGGTAAACTAACGGAGACCAGCCGTCCTGGTTGTAGCGGATTTCGTACATGATCTTGTAGAGCGTGCCGTATTCCTCGACGTTGACCTGCGAAAGAAGGTTGCGACGTCCAATCGAACCAGAGCCAGAACTTCCCCAGCTTGGGAGTAGGGCTACGCCACCCCATGAGGCGGTAGCACTCGCCGTGTTAAGGTAAGACAAAAGAGTATTTACCGTAGCCACGTTGGCCGCGTAGATCACACCAGAGTAGGTCGTCGCGGCGGCAAGGTACTGGGTCTTGCCGAAGAGCTCAGGGACGTCCGGGTCGACGAAACCGATGAAGCGGCCGCCCATGCCGGTCTCGAAGCAGGCGCCGTTGTAACCTTCAGAAGAGGGCACGACGACTGGCTTGCCTGCGTTGGGTCCTCCGACGGCGATGACGGTAACAGGGGGCCCAAGGGTTGAGTCGTCGTAAGCGCCGCCGAAGTCGGAAGGAAGACCGGCGATAGGGCCGACGGAAAATGCGGCAGGCTTTACAAAGAAGTTAGGGTGCGCCGTGATGTTCTCAGCCGTCAGGCCGTTGGCCATGGACGTGTTCGGATTGGTGATGCTGCCAGCGCCGCCGATGCCAACGTATTCGGCAGTCCATGTGTCTAGGTTAAGGGCTCCAAGTTCGACCGACGCCTTATGCATCTTGCAGAAACTGAACGCCGCAATAGGGCAAGGTGCGCCGCGATAGAAACTCGCCGACGAGCCTTCTTTATCGACCTTGAAAGTCAGGGTGCCGACTACGAGTCCGTAGCCGTCCTGCACGAACTTCGCGCCTGGTTGGAGTTTAGGCGAGGTAAGCGCGTCGCCTGTTTTAACGAGAGCCATGGTTATTTTTTGGTAAAGTCATCGGGCATACCGACGCCCGGGTTTGCGATCTTGTCGAGGAGGGCGGTCTGCTTCTTGGCTTCTTCGAGCTGGGCGCTCATTGCCTCCATGACAGGGTTTGCGCCGACGCCCACGACTTTGCCGAAGCCTTCGGGGCCTTTGAAGTCTCCGGCCTTTTGTTTGATGCTCTCAGAAATGGGCCCTTCTTTGGCCATGTCCTCGGCTAGGATTTTGCGGATACGTTCTTGGAGCTCAGGGCTCTTGGCGGCAAACTCTGCTCGCTGTTCAGAAACCGTCATGCCTCCCATGCCGAAGGCAGGGACCTTGCTCTTAGCGTCAAAGCCAAAGATGGATTTGGCGCGCGGGTCATTCATTAAGAACTCATAGGCGGTTGTCTCTGGCTGTTGCTTAGCCTGATCTGCCTTTAGTTTGTCCTCCTTGATCCGTGCCACCTTGCGAGCGTAGTAGACGTCTTCGGCTGCCATGCGTTCGTTGACGCCGTCAATGGCGGCTTTGTTGGCATCCTCCTGCTTCTGCTTAATTTTATCGAAGTAGTCGCTGACTGTCCTGGTAAGCAATCCGAAGATGGCCATCGGGCCGGCGACAGAAAGGAAAATGTCCTTAAAGGACTGACCGAACTTCTTCTTGATGTCTTCGACCTGCTTGGCCATGCCTTCAGTGGCTTTCTTGGCCTTGTCCATCGCCTGCGGGACATCGGAGGTCGTCTTGATGTTGACTGTCAGGTCTTGGGCCATGTCAGGGGGTGCTTTCCTTTGCCGGATTGGAAGCACTAGCCGCGGCCTCCTTGGCTTCCTCCTCGGCCATGAAGGCTTCCTCCTCGGGCGACATGATCGCCACGTCTGCACCCTTGCGGATAGCCAGGGCGGAGTTGAGCCAGATGGCCTGACACTCCGGCATCTCCCAAGCGCGCTGCTCAGGTATGCCTTGAGCAATCAAGTTGGCGACGATAGACAGCGGCCAAGGCACGCCCTTGTCCCCGCCACCTGACTTGGTCTTGGTCTGCTCCCAGAACTTTGGCCAGTTCTGGACAAGGATATATTCGGCAAAGGCTTCGACTAGGCGCTCAAACTTGGCGGGCCTGCGACCTAGGTGCATGATGCGTAGTTGGTCCCTCCAGCCTATGTCGCCCAACTGCTCTTCGGCGCATACTTGGCAGGCGAAGATAAGGTCGGCTGGGGTTATGCCGCGGGAGCCGGTGACGAGCGGGGAGTCAAAGGCCATCAGGCGCACCCGGTACTTCAAGCACCAGGGGTAAAGAGTTCGACCCAGAACCTTGAAAGGAGCCGGGTCGACGTAGGCGTTGAGGAAGCGACGATCCACTGTCCTCTAGACTGTCCCCCTTTCGGGGGTGTCAATTACGCAAGGGTGATGCCTTCGTAATCGATCGCCGTAATGCTGACGGAGGTGAAGCCCTTGTTGGAGCCCTTGTCGTCAATCTTCGTAATCACGCCAGAGAAAGAAACCGAAGCCGAGCCAGCGGGATAGGCCGAGAGCGTGTTTAGAGTGAAGGCCAGGGTGCCACCGAGGACAGGCATAGATGAGGTCTTGGCGATGCCTTCAACCGTGAGCTCGCTCTTGCGGTCATCCATGCGGTGGGTCTTGGTGATACCCGTTTCGTCGACCACCGTTTCGTCCGCGTTGAACGAGGACGAGAGGCTGTAGCTCTGGACGAAGAGGTTGGTGACAGTACCCGCGACTCCGTAGATACAGGTGGTTCCGTTTGAGATGGCGGCCATTTGTAATTGCAGGCTTTG